TATAGGTGGTGTCAGGAGAGACAAAACGCCCTGGCTGATAGCCAGCTTCCGCTAAAACCGTGGGGATGTTCAATGTGCGGGCGGCTGTTTTTGCCTGCGTTGTTTCTATCTGCCTGGCCCGCCAAATGTCGGCGGCTGATTGCGCCGCATAGCCGTACATGTCGGCTGTGGTCGGCTGGGCGATTGCCTGAACAGCTTGCTCAACCTGCTCGGCTGGAGTTTGGGCAGGCTGACGTGGTTTTATTCTTGATGGCGTTCTCGGTGCTTGCAACACTCGTCGCGACTGCGCCCTCAGAGTGGCCTCGCTTGGCAGGTTCAATACTTGGCCTGGTCTTACTCGGCCAACGTAATTCATTAATTCAATGTATAGTCTGGGATCAGAGTAGACCTTCGACGCTATCCTGGCTACTGAGTCCCCCGCTTGCACCGTGTAAGTCGGCATTCTCCACCTCTTGTAGTTGCGGCATCTCTAGCCGCTCTTTCATATACTGTTCCATAAACCGCTTGTGAAATCTGGCAAGCCTTAGTTCTGCTCGCACTGCCAGTCTGTCTATCTCTCGTTGAGTCTTCATGCTAGTTCCTCGCCACTTGCTGATTGCATTGTCTGCATCTCGCGGGTAGCGCCAGGTGCAAACTCAGCAGGTACAGCACCGCCCTCGGCAGGGTTCACCATCTCGCCTTCAAGCCCTGGTACGCCCCGCTGCCCCGTGTATTCAGTTGGCGGTCCCATGCCAGGCGGCCCCTGTGGTTGCTCTGGCGGCACTTGCTGTTGCTGTTGTGCTTGCATCTGTTGCATGATTTGTTGCATTGCCATCTGCATCATCGCTTGCCTTACTTCTTCGCTGGATAGGAATTGTTTGTTTTGCAATAGGATGCGCAGTTCGTTTTGGAACATCTCATCTTCGATGATTAGTTCCTCTTCCTCTACGGTATCCTCAATGCCCACCTCTTCCTGCGCACGCTTGCGGGAGATAATCCTATCAGCCAGTAAGTTGCGGGCGGTGAGTGCCCGTGATTGGCGGTCAGTCGGGACATCTGCTTTGAGTGTTACATCAATGAACAAATTGGACGGATCAATGTCTGCCCATTTGATTTCGTAGGCTTGCCCCATGTCTTTCTCGCCCATACCCCGCCCAGTCACATCAGTCTTGGTATAGTGTATCCAGAGAAGCATAATCTCCAGAATGTCAGCTAGCCCATCTTGCGCAAGTTGGCGGAATGGCTTGAGGACTGCCATCGCTGAGTGCGAAGCCAGATTGATTGTGGCAAAAGCAGCCCCAGCCGGTATCTCGCCACCCATGATAATCGAACTAAGTGTACCACGCTCGGCATCCATTCGCAGTTCGCCATGCAGCAATCCCATCGCTGGATCGGGTTGCGGAGGTGCTAGTTCGTAAATCCTGGATTCTGTGTCGTGTTTTACCATAAGATCAGGCGATGATGGGTCAATCTCTGGCATCTTGTCTGCGTCTGACGCGTAGCCTTTCTTTGGCGAGCCAGCATAGCGCAACATCTCCGAGAAGCGCAGTGTGCGAACTCGGTTGATGGTGTCATATAAATCGCCTTCTACTGCCGAGTAGAGAAGTGGCTTATCACCTTTGCGAACAGCCCATGGGAGAAATGGATACTTCCATTCCTCTCGGACTATCTCAATCGCTGGCGATTCCCCATCGCCCATCTCGACATAGACACAGCGGGCATCGTAGCTTACATAGTCATACTTAGTGACTTCGTCTATCGTCACGCCTTCCGCTAGTCCCTTGATGTGATCGGCTAATGCCTGCGCATTGGTTCCCCAAATATCAATGATCTTCTGCGGGTCTTCTTTCGTGATGAGTACCACTTCCTCTGGCCCAAGGTCGGAGTATCTGGTATACACACAGGCTGGGTCATGTGACACAATCACGAATGGCCCCCGGCGCATTGCCGCTTCATAGCGATTCGTGGGTGCATCTGCGGTCTTAGCTGCCTCAATCTGCTCGGGCAAGAAGATAACCTGCGATGCAACCTCGGCATACTTCAGTGATTGATTCACAATGCTGGATACAGTGGTAGATTGTCGCCGTCGATCTGCGTTGCGCAACAAATACTTCAGCCCCTTCTCGATTCCATCTGCAACCGCTCTGTCTGCATCAGCCATGGACGCAGGTAATAGCGTTATATGGGGCTTGTCGTCAGACAGAATGCGCCTGCCTCCGCCGAGCGTATCGTGGAAGAACGGGTCGATCTGTTTGAATACCCAAGAGAGATCAGCTACCTCCTCCGGCATATTCCATTCATAATCATCTATCTGGTCTATCTCTTCATACAGTTCGTCTCGATCCTCGTTGAGCTTCTTTAGCTCAGTAGCGCGAGCCCTATAAAAATCAAGTTCCTTTACCACGCAACTTCCTCCTCGTGCTTTTAGCAAACGCCATTATTGGATTCTTTTGTTTCATCTTGGGAAACCCCGGCGCATAATCGCTATCGTCTATCTGAACACTTCCCTTGGCGCACCGAACAGCATGCCACACACTATCTAAGGCGTCGTCCCCAAAACTCCCCTCTCCGTCCCATGATACCCACTCGTCTACGAATTGCTGAAGAAACGGGAAGCCAGGTGCAGGGCTATCGCCCTGAATATTTCCAGCTATCCATATCTTGCCTTTGCGAAATAGCGGTGCTAAGCCTTGCTCGAATCGCTGCGACTTGCTTTTGTTGCCCACCTTCTGCCCTCGCAGCGGCAAGCCAGCTCGTCTCAATAAGATGCTGTAAAACTCCTTACCTCCCCCCAGTTGCTCTACGCCAATCCGCAGTGGTCGCCACAAATCATTCCAAGCAAACACTTCGTCTTCAGCCTGCCCTTGTGTGAAGTGGGCTTTTATTCCATCAACTAGGATTAATCCGCCCTTAGGAACCATTTTGAGGACAGCCAATGAAAAGTGGTCTCGTCTTCTGGTGGCTTGAATATGCTCCACGCTGGCATAATCTATCCCAAAAACAACAGGCCACTCATCCTTGATGTCCGCATGGGGATACCAGTGGAGCCACTCTCGTTCGAGGATAACACCCTTGGCCGCCTCCATATCGCACAGATACATCCGTGCCCACTCGGCGGGAGTATGATCTTCTTGAAGCCGCCTCAGTTCCTCTGGGGGTAGATGCTCGGGCCATATTGATTTGTTTATATCCCTATCTTCGCACACCGCCGTCAGAATATGACGCATGTATGGGCTTTGCTTTGCTTTGTCGCCAACGTCACCTGGCACCCATGGGGTAAAATTATAGATTTCCCAAGTATCCCTAACCCTTGCGGGCTTGATAGTTGATTCCCATATCTGGACAACTTCGGCAAGTTGTCGCGTTGATCTTGTGTTTTTCTCGTTATTTATGTCGTCTACAGTGAGAAGACCTGTGGGGTGCATCCCGAGAATGTCGCCTGATCTATAGCCTGCGCCTACAAGCGTTGGGTCTTTTCGCCCCGAGTTGAGCCTGCGCCAATCGCTGTAGCCCATATCGCTACGCATGACCTCGTAGCCTTGCACGCCCCAGCCCATAGTAATATCTGGAACAACGGTTGGGAAGAATATCCCCCATTCCTTACTGTTCTTGATTAGACTCGCTACGAACTTGCTGTTGACTTTTGCCTTCGGGTCTGAGTCTTGGACAAATAGGTTAGACTTTTCAGGGTGTAGTCCTATTTGATAGGCTGTGAAATAGTTGGTTATTAGCGTAGTCTTGAGCGAGCCTCGAAAGGATTCGTTTGCCAGTCCTAGTTTAAGCCCCCTGGCATCGTACAATTCAAAGACCCACCGAGCAGCAAAGGGCGGTATGCAGTCCCCCGACATGACAGCGTAGAAGATAATGAACCCTTCTGGTGTATCAGAAAGGACAATCTTCTTTATTTGATCCGTTATCTCCAGCGAGTCTACGCTCGCGTTCGAGCTTTCTTCGCTCACGTGTTAAGTCCCTGACAATCTCGATTGCCCGAGTCATTGCTCCCAAACACTCGGGCGTCATCTCTAGGGTTATAATTCTCTCAGTCTCCGGCCCCGATCCAGATAGTTTGCCTACCTGCCTACACTCTTCCAAAAACAACTTCACATCGGCCGACGAGCCAGCGACCGCCTTCAGTGCAAGATGCTGTTGCGTAGGCGTTGCATCTTTCCAGCTTATGCCCAATTCGCCTTTCAGCAATTCTGCCGCTTTCTCTCGTTCCTTTTCAGCGGGCTTACGGATGCGTTTTCTTAGATCATCCGATTTCTCCGAAGTCATGTCGAAGCGTCTGACTATACCGCCGCCCTTCTTCTGGATACGGCCCTTGCTATCCCAGCCATACTCCTCACTTACGTCGAGACCGTGTTTTATTTTTTCTTCGTTTGTGAGAGGTTGCACGCTTCTTTTTCTCCAGCTTCTTAGACTTGGCCCATTTCCTAAGCTGGGCCTTGGACATACTCAGGAACTTTCGTGGTTTCTCTCCACGCTTACGTCGCCCGTACTCTGCTCGGGCTGCTCGTCGTTGTCTGCTTGTGTATGGCATCGTTCGTGTTCCTCTTGCTTATCCAGCAAAGCCGCAAGGGCTCTTTCTAAAGCATCCAGTCTGTCTAAAATTGATGGGGGCGGCAGCATATTAGAATAATACCTCGTAGTCTACTCTCTTGAAGACTTCGCAATACCCGCCAGTAGTGGCATTGTAAATCTCTATGCCGCGAGCTTCGCATTCTCTTCGGGCGATTTTGTATGCCGCCTCCCACGTTCCAATCGTCAGGTCGATTGAGCGGAAATCTTTATGCGCATTCACGCTAACGTATCCTGGGTCAAAGTGATTGTGGCTGTTGGGTTCCAGCTTGTGATCTAAGCCGATTAGATAGATTGGATTATATCCTCTGCGCGCCGCTAGTTGTATCGCGCTGGGTACTGAGCCACCGAACTTGCATATCCCTTCATGCCACGCGG